CGGCTCAAATCTGTCGGTGACCCCGAGTTGGTGCGGGCCTGGCTGGAAGGCGACTGGTCTGTCTCCCTCGGTGCCTACTTTACCAACTGGACCCCAAAAATTGCCATCCCCTCTTTTGAGATTCCCGACCATTGGCCGCTTTTCGGGGGTCTGGACTACGGCGAGTCCTCCCCCACGAGCTTCGGCCTCTATACTGTCGATTACGATGGCCATATCTACCGCCTCTGCGAGTACTACGTCGCTGGAGCTACAGCCTCCACCCATGCCTATGAGATTGCTCGCATGATCGCCTCAAACCCCTATACTGGAGGCAGAAGTCCGTCCCAGATCTTCGCTGACCCTTCTATGTGGGTCAAAAGACGCCTGACTGAAGTGGTCAATCAGTCGCCGGCTGACGTGTTCTCGGCTCAAGGCTTACCTTTGACCAAAGCCAACAACGACCGCATCACCGGTTGGCGGGTAATAAATGACTTGCTGGCGCAGGAGAAATTCCACTGTTTTACTGAGTGGAACGACAACATGATGAAGTTCATGCCGTCCCTGCCGAGATCGAAGACCAACCCCGAGGATCTTGATACCAAGAACGAACACGACCATTGCGCCGATGAGCTACGCTACGCCGTGATGCACCTGTATCAACCTTCACGTCAACGTCCGAGTCGGAATCAGAACCCGTTTTTTGGCAATAACGTGCTGGATAAAGTGCCTGTGAAGAGGAAGCGCCGAGCATGAAAGCAGATAAGATAGAGTTCTGGCAAAAGACCTTCATCCATACCGAGAAGGCTATGGAGTCAGAGCATAAACTCTGGCGGCGGCTGCACCGGCAGTTTCGCCTGGACTTTTCTGATCTCCTCGACCTCGACTCAGAGAAGGTCAAGAAGATCTCGCAGTTCTATCCCCTGACCAGACAGATCATCGCCTCCATTGTCTTCCAGAACCCGCGCATCTTCTTCAAGGTCGATAACCCGGACAAAGCCTTCCAGGCTGAGATCATGCAGCGCACCATCAACGGCGCGTTGGAGATGTCGGATGCCAAGTCCCACATCCAGCAGATGGTCTTTGATGCGCTATTCGCATATCGCGGTATCATCAAGACCCTGGTGAACCCGCAAGGCGACGACGACCTCGTGCCACCCTATATCGCCAACGACACGATGCAGAACGGCATGGTCACCTCCATGCGGATCTCACCGTTCAACTTCTTCCCTGATCTCTGCACTCCCAACCATGTTCCTGGGTATATGCGCTATGCCTATGAGAAGATGCTGGTACCGGAAGATTTCGTTCAGGCCGACAACCGCCTCAAGAACAAGGCCAAGATCAAGCACATCACTGAAGAAGAGCGTGAGAGTCTCATGCTCGATGACTGGGAGGAGAATGAGGCAGGGGAGGACTCGAAACGCCAGGCAAAGGAAGATCTGAAGGTCATTGGCAAATACGTGCTGCTACGGGAAGTCCACGACCGTGTCCACAAGAAGCAATACATCTTCGCTGCCGGTGTCAGAGAGCCGGTGCTGGAGATCGATCACCCGTTCCTCGCCGGCGAAACCCGCATGGAGCCTGACCCCCTCACCGGTGAGATGGTTGCCACTGAGGACTTTCAGCCCAAGGGCGGCTTCTTGGTGATGAACGGTACGCCGTACACCACTCTCGCCTTCGATGCTACGCCGGAAGAGTTCTACGGTCTGCCCATGATGGCCTATGCCGAAGACACGCAGATCGGCATCGTCGAGTCTGTCACCCGCAGGAACGATGGGGTCAAGCGCAACTCCCGCACGATCCTCGGCCGCAAAGGGGAGCAGGCCAACAACCCTGACGTTGGCGAAGACATCGACAAAGCCCGTGACGGCACCATCATCTGGGTTGATGATGTCAACAACTCCTTCCAGGAGATGCCGCAGTCTACTCCCCCTGCAGATCAGTTGGGCCTGGAGTCAGACATGCGGAACTACCAGGAGCAGATCCTCAATGTCTCCTCCCTCACTTCTGGAGGAGGTCCGCGTCGAACCGCTACCCAAGCTGCACTGGAAGCATCGTTCGGCCAGTTGAACCGTGACTGGATGCAAGGCAAGGTCGCTGACATCTTTAAGGAACTGGCCTACAACTACGCTCGGATTATGAGCGACGTACGATATACGCCAAAAGAGTTTCTGGTCAACGTCGCTGAGAATGAGAACGATCCTGTCTTTGAAGCAGTCCGGGGCGATATGATGGCGGCTCGCTTCACTGTCGAGGTCGAAGCGGCTTCCATGAAGCCCATGTTTGAGGAACTGGAGAAGGAAGATGCCCTCGGTCTGGCCTCATGGCTCATGCAGTTCCCGCAAGTGCCGAAGAACGAAGTGCTACGCCATGTGCTGAATACCTTCCGCGTACCGAATCAGGAAAAGTTTATTGGCAATGCCGCCAAGATCGACGCCCAACGCGCCGCCCAGTACGAGAACATGCTCATCATGGGTGGTCAGCAGGTAAAGACCCATCCCGCAGAACAGCACATCACCCACGCCGAAGTCCACAAGATGCTGCCGGAAGATCCGAAATTCCAGCAGTTGGCCCAGCAGAATCCCATGCTGGCCCAGCAGGTCACGCAGTTCCTCCAGCAGCACTTGCAGGAACATCAGCAGTTGCATGAGCAGCAAGCCGGTGGTGGTGGCGGCAACATCGAAGGACTGGGAGCCAGTCGCAATGGTGCGGGTGGTCCCATGGAGAAAGTCCAGCAGCAGGTCGGTCAAGTTACCAGCGCAGTCAGAGGCAACGCCCAGGAGATCTCGCAGCCGGGAGCGGTCATTGATCGGAACCAGAATTGATCTTCATCATCTGCGACCACCAGAAGAACGTCAGCCTCGCCCTCGTCGGGCGAATCGCCAAAGGAGTTTGAGGTGGCCTACAAGGTCAATATCAGAGGTGGTTCCCATCCCCGCCTGGAGGACTACGAATGTTCTACTTGCGGTTTTTTGCAGGAAGATGTTTACTTTTCATCGAGGGATAAGGTCACGCCGACGCGCCCCTGCACGGAGTGCGACGGCACAGCCGACAAACTGATCGCTCATCGCCGGACCAATTTCATCCACCCCAGTCATTCGGGGCTGTATGGAAAGTATGAGCCGGCGCTGGGCTGTGTGGTCGAAGACTATGGCCACAAACAGCGGCTGATGAAGGAACTGAACGTCGAGGAGGCTTCTGATGCCACCGGTGGATCGAAGTCATACTGGCAGCCAGAACCCGGACCTCGTCCCCAAACCGACTCCAACTGGATCGATGATCCAGGGAGTCACTGAGGAAATAAGATGACCGAAGCCGTCCAATTGGACTCTTCTGAAGAGAGTGGAACGACTGACGAAGTAGAGAACGATGGAGTGATCGATCTGGGTGCTGATCTTGAGGCCCCGAGCGAAGCACCGCCCATCGAGGAACCTGCTTCAACAGATTCCGCTCCTGCAGACAGAGCGACCACAGCGGACGCACCAGACCGACCAGCAAGCATCAACATCGATGCCGACCTGGAGTCTATCCCCGAACAGCTTCGACCACTGGCCAGGCAACTGAAGGGTGATTACACCCAGAAGTCGCAGGCCATTGCTCAACAGCAACGGGAAGTAGAGGCGCTCCAACAGCAGCAGCGTATCGCCGCTGTAGAGCAGCAGCAGCAAGGTCTGAGTGCGCGTGTAGATGCAGCCTCACCGGAGGCTGATCCGTTCGCCGCTGTACGTGCCAGGTTGGCCCCTGAAGAGCAGGGTGCCCTCGATACCATGCGCGAGGTCATCAAGGCTGATGTGGGTCAGACGCTGACGACTCAAGGTCAGCAGGTAGAGCAGTTGACCAACGCTGTGCGGCAACTCGCCGTCCACGTTGTTCAACAGGCGACCCAGGCACAGAATGCGACGGCCGTGGCCGCTCGTGAGCAGTACCCGGACATCGATACCTATCAGGCGCAGATCAACGCCCTGACGGCGGTGCCGAATCCGGCCACGAGCAAGAACTACACTCCCGCCGAGGCCTATGAACTGGTGACCGGAATTGCTGGCCAGAAGTCTGCACAGTTGCAGAATGGCCAGAAACAGGTCCGTAGAAACGCTGCAAGCAATGCCTCATCCTCTCCGTCTGTTGCTGCCGAATCTGACTCGGGCGCTCTATCAGAAGCCGCGCTCGTCCAAAAGTTAGAGGCACTTGGCCTGAAGGCGTAGCGCCCAACAGCCAACAAGGGGGCTAATGCCCCAACAGACAGAGGTATTATATGCCTGCTGCAACCAGTAGTGAAACCTGGGATGCGGCGTGGACTCTTACGATGCGTTCGCATCGCAAGCGCCTCACCGACAACATCTCAGACTCGTACCCCACGACCGACAGGCTGAAGAAGTCTGGCGTCATGGAGGTGGAGACAGGCGGTAAGGAGATCCAGGAAGATCTCATGTACGGCCTGGGCAGTTCGGAGTGGTTCGACGGCTTCGACGTTCTCAGCACACAGGCCACGGATGGCATCACGGCGGCTTTCTTCCAGTTCCGCTACAACGCGGTTCCGGTAGTCATCTCCGACACTGAGGACGACGAGTCCCGCAAGAGCGGTTCGGTCAAACTGATCACGGCGAAAGCCAAGCAGTCGATGACCAAGTCGTTCGACACCATCAACGCTTCGCTCCACACTTCACAGTCTGGCAAGTCCATGCTGGGCTTCCAGGACATCTGCGCTGAGTCCACGGGCACCACGCTCGGCGGCATCTCGCAGACCACCAACACCTGGTGGGACAACAAGCGCACCGACTTCAACGGCTCAGGCTACACCTCGTTCCTGACGAAGGTCGCAGATCAGTACGAAGGCGTCATCGCCATGAACACGGTGTGGAACAACTGCGCTGAAGGCAACGACAAGCCCAACCTCATTATCTGCTCCCACACCCATTACGGGAACTACGAGTTGATCTTTGAGGGCACAGGCCACACGCGCTTCACTGGCGCTGGTCCGGGTAACCTCGGTGTCACCGGTGATGTGACCTACCGGGGCGCTCCGGTCGTTCCTGACCGCGACTGCGTCACCGACAATATGTATTTCCTCAACACCAAGTACCTGAAGTTGAAGGTGCAGGCCGGCCGCAACTTCTCCAAGACCCCGTTCCAGCGCCCGAGCAACCAACTCGCTCGTGCTGCGTTCGTGGTATTTGGTGGCCAGTTGGTCACCAATAATCGTCGTCGTCAGGGCGTTCTTTACGATCTGGCATAAACCCTTGCCCCCAAGCCAATGGGGGTTCACACCCTGCCCATAGGGGAAAGGCGCAAGAGCAATGAGTTGGAATTTTGGAGCAGGCCACACCAATAATGGTGCGGCGAGTTTTGGCGGTAGCGTTGGAGGCAGTTTTTCGCAGGGCATTTATGCAGAGTCCTCCACACAGAATGCACCATTAGGTGCTTCTTTGGAATTTGATGATGGACGCAAATTCCGATATACAAAGAGCGCAGGAGCGATTACGATTGGGAATGCCTGTTCCAGCGATTATAGTGATGGCTTGCTGGCCGAACTTGATTCGACCACCACTGTGAGCGCTACTGCGGGAAACGATTACTTCTCTTTGACAGGAAGCGGATCGCAGTTTTCCACTACTGCAAGTTTTTATGCCGGGGGTTACATCGTTTTTACTGATGGTGCAGGTGCGGGTCAATGTTTTCGCATCAAAAGCCATTCCACGGCAAGTTCTGACAAGATTACCTTTCATTTGTATGATGCGCTTGTCACGGCCCCCGTGGCGGCGACAGGTGTTATGATCGTTGGGAATCCTTATGGTGCCGTTCTTACGGCAGATGGCACCAGTTCAGGCGCAGCGACGGATTCCTGGGTTGTTGGTTCTAATCCAATAGCGATCACCAGTGGATATTATTTCTGGATGCAAACGCGAGGTATTGGTGCGCTTCAATTTGACGCTGGCACTACCGCAACTCCGCATTACGGAATGGAGTTGGTGATGAGCGATGAGCACGATGGTCTTGTTGAAGCCAAGCTGGATGCACATGATGGGTATCAAGTAGTTGGACATTATGTGGGTTCAACTGGCGATGATAATGAGTACGTCGTCGCGCATTTGTCGCTTGAATAAACCATAGGAAGGGGGCTTCGGCCCCCCTCCTTGTGCCAATTTAATTAGAACGATACAAGGAGAACTGAAATGGCAGCAGAGCAGAAGCTGGATCTTGACGCGTTGGTTGCTGTTCTGAAGGACGCCCCGGATCATGTGAAGTCGCAACTGCGACAGGCTCTCGGAGCCTCGGGCACCATCACGCGCAAGGGAACACCCCAGAACAACCAGGATGCCAAGCGCATCGCTTTCCAGGTCGGGGAGTCGCTGCAGCCTGACGGCTTTGTGCCGAAGCCCTCAGAAGCCCTGGAGCAGTCCATGGGCAAGGAGGCCGCCCAGGAACTGGTAGCCGAGAGATATCTGGCCAACAAGGTCACTACGGGTGCGGTGACGACCTTCACTGCCAGGGACGCCGACCAGATGGTACAGAGCGACAACGTCCCGACGCCACAGGCCAGCAACATGCAGTTGGACCCAGAAGCCATTGCCGACATGGCTGTTGAGTAAATGGCCGACCGCCGGCCCGAACGTAAACGCCAGGAGGTTTCCAACCCTACGGTTCGGGGCCAGCAGGACCAGGCGGTGTCGTTTGGACCACTGGGCCTGTTTGGCCATATAGAGGTCAATTCGATCAACGTGACCGGCGGCTTTGTGCAGTTGCCGGCACTGACGACAACACAGCGGGATGCGCTGACGGCGGTCAATGGCATGGTGGTCTACAACAGTACTGACGACAAGTTTCAAGGCTACGAAGGTGGT